CTTCCTCGACGTGGTGTTCGGCTATTACGACGGGCTGATCCCGGTCCGCGGCTTCGTCGACCAGGGCCAAGGCCTCGACACCAAGCCGCACAACATCTGGGTGCCGGCCGACCGACACGCCGCCGCATCGCTCAGCGCCTATGCGACCTGGGCCGCGCGCGAAGGCAGCGCCGTCTATGTCATCCCCGGCACCGTTGCAGAGCAGGGCCAGGCCCGCGCCGAGCATGTGCGGCAGATGCAGACGGTGGTGGTCGATCTCGATGCCGGCGACATCGCCGCCAAGCTGGCGCACCTCGTCCACCACCTGGGTGCGCCCACCCTCCTAGTCGAAAGCGGCGGCCGCACCGCCGAGGGCGCCGCCAAGCTGCACGCCTGGTGGCGGCTCACCGAGCCGGCCGAGGGTGAGGACCTGGCGCGCCTCTGCGCGCTGCGTGGCGAGATCGCGGAGAAGGTCGGTGGCGACCTGCACTTCCGATCTGCCCACCAGCCAATCCGCGTGCCCGGCACCGTCCACCAGAAGCATGGCGTGCAGCGGCGCGTCACCATCCGGGAGCACCGGCCGAGGGTCGAGGTCGAACTCCCCGACTTCGCCGCGGCGGTGGCAGCCATGCCCACCATGCCCGGCCTCGCGCCTCCCACCGCCGCCGCGGGGGCCAATCGGCCAGGGCTCGATGCCGTCCTCACCACACCGGTGCGCGAGGGCAGCCAGGACGCCTGGACCCGCTTCAAGGGCGCCAGCGCCGCCATCGGTCACTTTGTCCGCATGGTCCACTAGGGCCGCATGACCGACGATGAGGGCTGGGAGGCGATCTGCCAGTACAACGCTGCTTGCCTTCGCCCCGAATGGCCGCTGGACCGCCTCAAGGTCGAGGCCGATGCGATCTGGGCCTTGCACGTCGACCGCAACGGGCCGCCGCTGCTGCGGGCAGCGGCAGCGCTGCCCGGCGCCATCGCGGCGCACACGCTCGGCGCGCTGCTGGACGACACCTCGCCGATGCCCGACGACCTGATTGGGCCGCGCCTGCTGACCCCGGGAGGGATGCTGGTGCTCGGCGGCGCGCCGAAGGTCGGCAAATCAGACTTCCTGATCAGCCTGCTGGTGCACGCTGCGGCCGGCGCCCCGTTCCTGCGCTTCACCGCGCCGCGCCCGTTGCGCGTGTTCTATCTCCAGGCGGAGATCCAGTACCACTACCTGCGCGAGCGCCTGCAGCAGCTGCGTCTCGATCCCACGATCGTAGCGCGCGCCCGCGACACCCTCGTGGTCACCCCGAAGCTGCGCATGCTGCTCGACGTCCAGGGCGTTCCCCTTGTCGCGGCTGCCATCCGCGCCGCATTCCCCGACGCGCCGCCCGACATCATCTGCATCGACCCCATCCGCAACCTCTTCGACGGCGGGCCCGCGGGCGAAGGGGAGAACGACAACGCGGCGATGATGTTCTTCCTGCAGAGCCGGGTCGAGGCGCTGCGCGACCAGGTCGCCCCCGAGGCGGGCATCATCCTCGCCCACCACACGAAGAAGCTCAGCAAGCAGCAGGTGAAGGACGATCCCTTCCTGTCGCTCTCCGGCGCGAGCGCGCTGCGCGGCTACTACACCTCGGGCGCCATCCTGTTCCGGCCCGACGAGGAACAGACCGAGCGCGAGTTGCATGTCGAGCTCCGCAACGGCCCCGGCCTCGAGCCGATGCTGGTCGACAAAATCGCGGGCCGCTGGGTGGAATTCGATCGCCGCGGCGAGCGCCTGGTCCGGCAGGACATCGGACGCAAGCTCGATGCGGAACGGCTGCGCAAGCAGGATGTGATCCTCGGCATCCTGCTCGATGAGGCAGCTGAAGGCCGACTCTACTCCACCATGCAGCTGGCGGAGAAATTCGAGAACAAGGTCGGGCTCGGCAGCAAGCACACGATCCGAGAGCGGCTGAGCGTGCTCGCCACGAAGGGCTTCGTGAAGTTCCGCCGAGACGGCACCGAGTTCGGCCTTGGCGTCGTTCGGTCACGGTTCGGGTACCTCTGCGTGGAGGGCATGACCTTCGGCCCCGAGGTCGAGACCGTGGATCCGCAGACCGGCGAGGTGACCACCAGCGCCCGCCGCGTCCTGCCCAGCCACTTCAAATGCCCCCAATCCGGCAACTGCCTGGACGTCGAAAATCCGGAGGTGTGGGTCTACCCGGAAGGCGTCTTGGACGACCTCACTCCTGAGGAGTTAGGCCTAACTCCTCACTCCTCCCCGAAAACAACGTCATGAAATCAACGGCTTGGGAGGACAGAGGAGTTAGGTCCCTAACTCCTCGAATTTCGCACCTAACTCCTCTTTTCGGCAATCCGATCAACGGCTTGCGGCCCGCCGAGGAGTTAGGTGTTTCATCCACCCCCTACGGGGGTGTGCGTGCGCGCCTCATCGGCGCGCGCACACCACACCTCGGGCGACCGGGTTGGGCGCGTGGGCCGCCCCCGCTTGGGCCACGCCACCCGATGCCGGGCAGCGACGGCGAGCTCCGCCAAGAACCGCGCCGCCGCCGCCCTCACCAGGACGATCCCCTCTCGGAGACCACCATGGCACCCGCGACTCTCCCCATGCCCGCCGCCCATGCAAGCGGCCCGCCCATCGCCATCCCGCCCGCGATCAGCCTGGCGCACCACACCGTCCTCGCCCTGGATCTCGGCACCACCACCGGCTGGGCGCTGCGCGGCCCGGAGGGCGGCATCACCTCGGGCACCATGACGTTCAAGCCGACCCGCTTTGAGGGCGGAGGGATGCGCTTCCTGCGCTTCCGTGGCTGGCTGGCCGAGGTCGCCGCCCTGTCCGGCGGAGTGGCGCGGATCGTGTTCGAGGAGGTCCGCGCCCATGCCGGCACCGATGCGGCGCACATTTACGGCGGCTTCCTCGGCATGCTCACCGCTTGGTGCGAGGAGCACGATGTCCCCTACGAGGGCGTCCCGGTCGGCACGATCAAGCGCTACGCCACCGGCAAGGGCAACGCCGACAAGGCGAAGATGGTCGCTGCCATCCAGGCCCGCGGCTTTGCACCGGCCGATGACAACGAGGCGGACGCCATCGCCCTGCTGCTCTGGGCGACCGACCCGACGGGAGGCCGCGCATGAGCATCCACGGCGCACCGCTGCCGCCCCGCTCCTGCCTCGACCGCGGCGCGCGCAGCCCGACCAACGACAGCGAAGTGAACGCCATGCGTGCGGCTGCCTGGCACCGGCACGGCGTGGCCGCGCTGCCTGTCGCCGACATCACGGACGACTGGCTGCGCCAGGCCATCACCAACGAAGCCAATCGGCGCTGGGGGCGTCGCAACGGGGAGAGCCACGATGGCCGGTAAGCGCAAGACCAAGGTCGCGAAGCCGAAGCACGACGATCTGGCGAAGCCGTCGAAGTGGCGGCTCCAGCATGGCGGCTTCTCGGAGCCGATTCGCGAGGCGGATCCCGAGACCGGCAGCCCAGTCCAGCATCGCCGCGCCGTGGACACGCTCGGGCTGATGCTGGCGCATGGCAGCATCACGCCGCAGATGCACGAAGCGGGTGAGATCTTCCGCGGGCTGTTCCGCGCCGCCTGCTTCGACAGCATGTCGACGTCGCAGCTCCTGCGCATCCCTGGCTCGCGCGTCGACACGCTTTCCACCATGCAGGTGGAGGCACGGCGCCGCGTCGCTGCGGCGCTCGATGCGCTGGGGGGGCAGGACAGCCCCTGCGGCTCCTGCGCGTGGTTCGTCGTCGGCCTGGAGTTCTCGGTCCGCGAGTGGTCGATGCGTCAGGGCTGGGCCGGACGAACGGTGCACGGCCCAGTGGGACAGGGCATCCTGGTCGGGTCTCTCGGCATTCTCGCCGTGCACTTCGGGCTGATGCCACGAGCGAGGGCGGCGTGACGCGGGATGATCGGGGCGGTCACCATCGCCCCGATCCCGCTGTTACAATTCACCCCGTAGCGGCTCCGAAATCGATGAGGCTAGAAGCAAGACACGTAGAGAAGGTGCGAGAGCACCGCGGCTGAACGGCCACGCTGCGGCTCGATCGAGACAGTGGCTCTCGAGCCGATGGTTCCTTCCTGGCCCCGCTGTATGCGGGGGGCGGAAGCGCGCAACATCGCTAGCGCCAGGCCGGAAATATGGTTTGCAGTTTGCAGCCTTTCCGAGCCGTTTCAGATCGTTAGCTGCAAACCGACGCCGCCCCGCGGCCCTGCAAACCACCTGCAAACCGGATGGCATCATGACGCTCCCCTGGATGGCAGCGAAGATTGTGCTGCGTCCGGTGGCGGAGCTGCGCCCGCATGCCGGCAACGCGCGCGTGCACAGCGCGGAGCAGCTGGAGCAGATCAAGGCCAGCATGCTGGCCTTCGGCTTCACCAACCCGCTGCTGGTCGATGAGGCGGGCGTGCTGATCGCCGGTCACGGTCGGCTCGAGGCCGCGACGTCGCTCGGAATCGAGAAGGTGCCGGTGATCGTGCTGCGCCACCTGTCCGCCGCGCAGAAGGAGGCGCTGCGCCTCGCCGACAATCGCATCGCGGAGAACGCGACCTGGGACCAGGCGATGCTCCGTGATGCGCTCGCCGCCGTGCAGGCGGTGCCAGACATCGACCTCGGCGCACTCGGCTTCTCGGCGGATGAGCTCGCAGACATCCTCGCGGCGGCTGGAGATGCCGTGTCCGACGGCGACGCGCCCGAGGCTCTGTCGGCACCCGCGGTCCAGGGGGGCGGGGACGGCGCGGCGGAGACGGATGCCTCGGCGGAGGATGACCCCGCGGATGCCGATCCG